TTGCGGATTGCCCCGGCAAAGGTGAATGCGTAAAGTATTGCTATTCTTTAAAAGCATGGCGATATCCGGCGGCATTTTTTAGGCAATTGCAAAACAGTTTGTTAATGCGTAATAATAAGCAAATGATTGCGCAAGCGTGGCAAGCAATACCGCAAGCGCGGACCGTACGCTTATTTGTCGACGGTGATTTTCCTAATGTCGACTTGTTAAGATTCTTTATGGATTTATGCAAGGCAAGGCAAGATTTGTCAATATATGGATACTCAAAAAGCTGGCAAGAATTCGTTAGCTTAAATGCAAGCGGCTATAAATGGCCGTCGAATTATTTAGTCAACCAGTCAAATGGTAGCAGGTGGATTAATACGGGAATAGGCAATGCGTTTTTACAATTGCCGGTGGTTCGCGGCGCGTTTGACGCGGTGCCGGTGGACAAGTCTTTTATCAAATCGCGCGCTTATCAAGACAAGGCTAATCCGGGTTCCGATTTGTATCGGAAGGCCGTAAAAGAAAAGCTAAAGGCAATGCATAAAAGAGTTTTCGCTTGTCCTGGCAATTGCGGAAACTGCTTGCCAAACGGCGCGCATGCTTGCGGTTCAAAGTCATTTGACGGCGTGGCAATCGGTATTGGTATCCATGCATAAGGATATAATAAAAGAGATTTTAACTAACTTAATTGAATTTGAGAGAAGCGGAGACTGGTATTTCTTCAGCGCCGCGCTCGATTCTTTAAATGAGTTAATTAATGAATTAGATCGAGATCGAGATTGAGATCGAGATCAAGAAACATAAATAAATAATACTATGACAACAGAATTAAAAATCGGACAGGCGTACATAATTGACGATCAGCCAATGGTGCTTACTGAAATAAACTACCGAGGAAGGTGGGATCAGAAAGGTCCTTACTTTTACTTCACTGACGGACGCTACGGCTTCGGCAGGGTACTCGGCAATAGAGAGAGTGACCAAGAAATATTGGAAAACTTACAGGTGGCTGAGGGCGTTGACCCAGCCTTAATACTCCAAAACCTAAAGGATAGCGTAAACTCTATGTCCAAACATTATAATTAAAATCAAACAAGCTCACGCTCACAAGGCGTGGGCTTTTTTTATAGACAAAGCTATCCAGGATTGTACTATCAAAACGAGACTGCGCAAACGATTCTGCGCAAATAACAACTAACAAAAATAATAATATGTATAACGAACCAGCGAGATCCACTTTGGATTTCTGTAAATCAATGACCCAAAAATATCACGAGCTTCTCAAGACTGGAGATATTATAGAACCAGTAAAGCGTAGACCTAACCGACAAAAAATATGCGTGGACCCTGAGGCTGAGGCTGCTTGGCTTGCCCTAATAATCAAGCGCATTGAGGAGGATGAAATGTCCTGGACCCAGGCTGGTAAAGGTACTCCGTGGGAGGGAAGGCCAGAGTCCCTTAGACACTTAGCGATACGCCGCGGAATTTATAGCCCGGAAATATTTAAGGCAAAGAAAGCGCAAGCTAATAAACTAATTGATGCCGAAGCTATAAGAGTAAACGAGACAGCGCGCAGCAGTCATAAAAAACTTGATGAAGTAATAAGTGATAGCTCAATAGATATAAATCAATACTATGCGGCGAAGGGTAGGCTTAATTTACCTCATATTGATAATCGTTTAAGAAATTAAATCTCGTTGATAATCAAGGAGTACCACCAACAAAAAACTTTTGTGCTTGACATAGCCTTTTTGGGGACTCTAAATAGAACTAGGTGGAACCCATAGCAATCAATAGCTGAACCATATTACTAGAATGCTTTTACTTAACACTCGATCGCTGTTACATAGCACTAGAATTTTCTTGCACAGTTTTTAAGTGGAGCTGTGCCTACATAAAACGAACCAACAAATACATGAAAATAAAAATACATACATATCCTGAAGGGCCTGCATCAACTTTACCTCAAGACGAGGTAGTATCAGTAGTGAACAAGTGGGGGCGATTTAATGAACTTCGTATAGGAATGCTAGACGAAGGGGATTATTACACTATGCCAGTACGATCCGATGTAACGCCTCGTACAGATACTGAATTACTAAGAACCATAGTAGAGAGAAAGCTATCGCCCATCTTTGTTGATAACATAATGGACGATTCCAAGATTAAGCTAATGATTATAGATACAGAAGGCGCAAAGCATTTTGACTGGGATTATAAAAAATCCGATTACTCAAAGTTTCAAGCAGTCAGAGATGGAGTTAACTACATCCTAGATCAAGAGGAACTATGAGTCACTTCTACAGTTGCAAGAACCCATCAGAGCCTCAGTTTGAGGCCGAGGTGGGGACTCCTGCACAAGCTCGCAAGGCTGGAGCAGATGTTTATCCATCGGTTACAACTGTACTAGGCATAGTCAAGGACTCATTCCTTGATGAGGTTTACAAGCCTAGAATGATAACAGAACTTGCGAGAGAGAATCCGGATTTGCCGTGGTCCGAAATATCAGAGATGGTATACGGTACTAGACCTCACCCAAAAGACGGTGAGCTAATACCATCTCACGAATTTGGAACTTCGGTTCACGCCACGATAGAGCGTAAGATAAACCATCAGATACTTGGGATACTGCAAGATCCTGGTGAGTCCTGTTGGGACAAGTGGGCATCGCCTTTCTTGGATTGGATCACGGAAAATAATGTACAAGCCGTTGCTTGTGAGAAACTTGTGAGTCATGGTGGTATCAAGATTGCCGGGTCAGTTGACTTCGTAGGTATGAAGGACTCAAGAATATTTTTAGCTGATTACAAGTGCAGAGTCAATACTAAGGGCAAGGCTAAACGATACCAGAAGGACTGTTGCCAGTTAGCTATCGAGTCCTATATGATTATGCAGTTACAGAGACTACCCTATCTGCCAAAGATACGCTCGGTTATAGTGGACTGCGAAACAGCAGAGCATATGCATTACGAGTGGACCGAAGAAGAAACTCAATGGGGCATAAGAGTAGCAAAGGCTGCCGCGAACCTTTACTGGATGTTAAGAATGCAACCTGTAGTAAAACAATAATATGAAACCATTACCAACTGACGCAAAAGAACGCAAGACTTACCCTATTTATTCAGGGGTAATCAAATACTTTCCTCACGCTATAGCCAAAGTATCTCACATAAGTTACGTAGGTAGTTTACAACATCACCCTGGGCAACCGCTCCATTGGGATCCGGAAAAATCAAAGGACGAATTGGACGCATTGATGCGCCATATGATTGACGAGGAGTGGGACAAGGTAGCGTGGAGAGCCTTAGCAAACTTAGAAAGAAAGCTTACTAACAAATGTTCATACGAAAATGGCACGACGGAATGATTAAGATTGAGCTAACTGACGAGGAGGTAATGATGTGTCGGCACATAGGACACTTGCGTTCTGTAATGTCACGCAGCAATAACGTCCAAGATAGGAAGCATTCCGATATGTCGGGATTGGACATAGACGCTCAGGGAGTCACGGCTGAGTACGCAGTATCAAAGCACTTCAATACATTCTTTGATATGGGACTGAGTCCAAGATCCGGCACGGCCGATGGAATTATGAAAGGGTACACCTACGATGTAAAAAGTACTCACCACGAATTTGGAAAGCTACTAGCTACACTAAAAGAAAACCCTGATGTGGATATGTACATTATGTGCATTACACCTGATCGGTGGACTGTAAAGATAGTGGGCTGGTGTTGGAAGAAAGAACTAATCAACGACAAAAACATACAAAACTTAGGCTACGGAAGGGGCTATGCACTCGAGCAGAACCAACTCCGTGCCTTCAAAACATAATGAGTATATCACAAATAGAAAGTAACGTAGAGCGTATACAAACACGCATTGACATGATCCGTCAGGAGTCACGAACACTATCCTTCAGAATAGAAAGGATGCTGGAGCAACGTAAGCACCTAAGCCAAGAAAAAAAGAACCTCAAGGACTTACTACAAGTACTAAGCGAACATGTATCTGACGCAGAACAAACTGAAGAAGTGGAGGACTGAGAATACACCCAAGCGGTGTCCTCTGTTGTTACGCAAGACCTCAGACTGGGTGATGGATCACTGCCACAAGTCCGGTATGGTCAGAGGCGTGGTGTCCAGGGTAGGCAACGCTCTGCTAGGTAAGGTAGAAAACTTTGCGTACAGAAGATGCCAAGTAAATCCAAAAGAGTTACCGTCGGTGCTACGAGGTTTAGCCGACTACCTAGAGAGGGAGCAACTCGATGTACTGCACCCAGTAGGACTCACTCAGTTATGCAAAAAATTTAAAGGCTTGACATCCGAAAAACAGAAAGCCACTTTATTAGATCTAGGGGCGAAACGAATACAACTCATGGAATGTTCTAACGCCTCGGAACGAACCAAACTATTCCGTGAACTAACCAAACATAAATATGGAAACTAGAACCATACATGAAAAACTACAAGGGATTCAGTCATCCCTCAAAGCTCCCAAGGGGCAGACTAACAAGTTCGGAGGGTACTCGTATCGCTCCGCTGAAGATATACTCACAGCAGTAAAACCATTGCTTCGTGAGAAGGGATGCACTCTAGTTATCTCCGACGATATAGTTGGGGTAGAGGGCAGAGTATATGTCAAGGCCACCGCAGTACTAGCTGAAGCTGAATCCGATTACTCCATTCAAGTTAATGGATTCGCAAGGGAATCAGAGACTCGCAAGGGTATGGATGATTCACAGATTACTGGCTCTGCTAGTTCCTATGCTCGTAAGTATGCCCTCAATGGACTCTTTGCTATCGATGATACGAAGGACGCTGACGCAACCAACGACCACGGAAGAAAGCAATCCAAGGTTTCTACTGATAATGATATCTTTGAACTATAACCATAACCATAATACAATGAGTAAATACAACAATGAAAACACAGGGGTGCTATTCCCCGAAAGTAACCGTGAGTCCGATTCAGCGCCTCACGCAACAGGCACATTAGAGGTAACCGAACCAGGTAAGTACCGTGCAGCAGCATGGAAGAACCAAAGCAAGTCCGGACCTGTTATGAACCTAAGACTAACACGTCTTGATGAAGACAAACAACCAGAGCAGTATCGCAGAGGCAGTGTTCCAGTTCAGCCAACTAAGTCGCCACCTGTTGGGGACGATCCTTTTTAGGGCTAGTGGTACAAGGGGAGGGGGTAAGTCCTCTCCCCTTTTTTTATTTTAACATTAAACAAAAATACTATGAAAGAATTAGAAAGAAGTTTATTAGGAACTATACTCAAAGCAGAAATCAATGACGGCTCCAATGCTTTACTAACAGAAGCAAGGGAAGCCGGCATAAGCTCTGAGTTCTTCCTAGCGTACGATACACGTGCTATGTGGGACGCTATGTGCGAACTGGATTCCAAGGGTGTTATCCTTGATACAGTGTCGCTGTTTACTCACTTACAAAAGGGTGACAACAATCTAAAGCCTAACGAGGTTTGGTCAATCAATGACGATGGCCTTAGTGAACTGCATTACAATAATCTAGTCACGGAAATGGTTGAGGGCTACAGGACAAGTAGACTCTCTCGACTGTCAATGACAATCAAGGATGCACTTACTGAGGGTAAAGAATCAGAAGAGATTCTTACAAGTGTTCAGAGTCAGTGCGATAGTATATCGTCGCTTACTCCCTCGCAAGATAGCCTAGAGAGTATTGTCGATGACACTTACAAGGACGTAACAGGTAAGATTAATTATTCCAAGTACCTGAAGACTGGCATACAATCCATTGACGATGTGCTTTACAGGAATGGCTACGGACCAGGTCAACTCTGCGTACTAGCATCAAGACCAGGGTGCGGCAAGACTGCCTACGCCCTGAACTTCCTACGGAACACTTGCATGAATAACAATGCAGCACTTCTCTTTAATCTAGAGATGGGCGCTAGTCAGATAATGAAGCGCATGTTCAGCATTCACTCGAATCTTAATATGCGTAGGTTCGAGGATGGACTAGCTCCAGAGCATAGGCTGAAGACCCTTCAGGATACTACTAATGTAGTCAAGGGATGGAAGTGCCATATTCGTGACCGAGTGTACAAGCTTGACCACATACTAGCCACGGCAAGGGGTATGCACAGGAAGCATTCCTTAAATGGAATCATTATTGATTACTGCCAACTGATAAAACCTATGTCCCAGAATATATCGAGGGAGCAACAGGTAGCAGAGATTAGTCGTGAGATGAAGTTGCTCGCCAAGGATCTAGATGTACCAGTTATATTGCTAGCTCAGGTGAACCGTGAATCAGAGAAGGATGACCGGTCACCTATTATGTCTGACCTACGTGAGAGCGGAGCCTTAGAACAGGACGCTGATAGTATAATCTTTCTTTGGCAAACTTTGTCGGAGAGAGAAGAGAAAGCTGACTTTGTAAGGTGGACTCTTGCTAAACAAAGAGAGGGCATTGGTTACTGCCAAGGCCGTATCAACTTCTACAAAGGAACCCAAAGAATGGAGGATTACTCACAATTCATATAGGATGAAGCCACACCAGAAGCGGACCGCTAGGTACCATAAAATCATAGAGGATTTTTTTGGTGGCTATGTCTGCGACAGGTGTCACTTCAAGGGTAAGGCAGTACAATTCGATTGCCATCATATGCCTAGTTACAAAAAGATAAGATCCATAAGGGACTTTGCTAGAAATGGTACCAAGGAACAGTTCTTACAGGAGCTAGAGAAGTGCGAACTTTTATGCTCGAACTGCCACAGGCTAGAGCATTCTTCTTGACATATAAAGACAAAGCAGGCATGGTATAATTATTCTATCACACAGGTGGTTCGTGTGTTAGTTGGTTCACATATAAAAATACAAGGTAAGCTGAA